TAGAAGATATTAAAATAAGTGTCAATAATTATATTGATACAATCGATATAGATTATATAATTATTAAATATACTTTAGATAATATTATACAAGATATAATTAATGAAGGAATTATTGAAGAAATTAATTCAACAATCCTTGAAAGATAATATAATTACAGAATTAGTAAATATGTATGATAGTTTATACCTAAATATGGATATTGAAAAATATGAAAAACTTGTAAATAAGTATACCGATTTATATATGGATAAAATAGAATTTACAAAAGTTAATAATAAGTATATAAACCGTAATATGTTTAAAGATAAACAAAATAAGTGTCATGCTAGATTATGGAATAATAGCTGTGGAGGACAATGTTCAAATACTATTGTACAAGATAATATGTGTAAAAAACACAATCAGATGTTAGAAAAATATAAAGTTTTACGGTTTGGACTTATAAGTGATCCGATACCAAGGAATGATCTTATAAATGGTAATAACTTAAAATGGAATATTATCGATTAAATATATTTAAGTTAAAATCTATCATAAAATTTTTATTTTTTGATTTAATGATATCTTTAATTAAATTAATATGTATATCACCATATTTATTTATAAATAATCCAACTATTAATGGTGATATTTTATTACCATCATAACATACAAGTAATATGTTATAGTCTATAAAATTATTATGAATATAACTTAATATTTTATCTAAATTTAATTTTAATAAAGGTATATCTGTATGGTAATTTAATTCTTCGCTTAGAGGTATTCTTAATTTTTTTATATCTTTAATATCTATGAATTGGTAATCTTTAGTACAATGAATGATTAAGTCTATACTATATTTTTGATATATAGATTTATCATAAGAAGTTTTAACATCGCAACAATATATTCCTTGAATATATTCTATTATCATATTATAAAATTTGAATTATTTATTCTTATATATTTAAACACATAAAATGGATGAATTTGCTGATTGTTTTAATGAACTTGATAAAATAACAGATACTTCTTTAGATAAAGGCGAAGATAAATGTTGTTTGGATATTAATAACTATATATGTTCTGAAGGTATAACAAGTTGTAATAAATGTAATAAATTAATATCAAATATTACAGAAAACCCTGAATGGAGATATTATGGTTCAAATGATACTAAGTCTAGTGACCCTACTAGATGTGGTATGCCTGTTAATATTTTATTGCCAAAATCATCTGTAGGTACTATTATATCAAATCAATATTCTAAGGATAAAAGCATGATTCAAGTTAAAAAGTATACGATGTGGACAAGTATGACATATAAAGAAAGAAGTACATATAAAGTTTTTACAGAAATACAAGAAATTGCTAGAAAAAATAACTTATCACAAATAATTGCACAAGAAGCTAAATCATTATATAAAATAATATCTGATACTCAAATATCTAGAGGTAATAATAGAAAAGGTATTATAGCAGCTTGTGTATACTTCTCTTGTAAAACATGTAATGTTTCTAGGAGTTCTAAAGAAATATCAGTTATGTTTAATATTTCTACACCAGTTATGACAAAAGGTTGTAAAACATTTCAAGAAATATTACAAAAAACTAGAAATTATAAAAGAAGAGTAGTTGATGCTGAAAGTATTAAAGCAGATGATTTTATTAATAGATTTTCTAATAAATTAAAATTAGAAGAACAAGATATGGAAAATATAAAGAAAATAGCAAATAATGTTAAAAAAATAAACCTCATATCAGAAGTGCGCCCTGATTCAATTGCAGCAGGTTCAATTCTATTATACTGTAAACAAAAAAATTTACATATTAATAAAAAAGATATTTCTGAAGTATGTAAAATATCTGAAGTAACTATTAATAAATGTTGTAAAAGGCTAGAAGAAAGTAATATTACTTAGACATTGACATACTTATTTAATAAATAGTATAAAATACCAACAATGAGTGCTTTAATAATTAGTGCATAATAATTTAATTCACCTGATTCTTCTAGTATAAATCCTATATTTAAAGATTTGATTAATTCATTAACTTGAGGCGAAGATAATACTAAATATAATAGTGATACAATTATCGGTGATTTAATATCTTTTTTTATTTTTTCTAACATGTCTTCTGGTTCAATATCTTTTCTTGGAATACTACCACCATTCATTAAATGCGCGATCATCTGTTGTTGAATATGGGGGGGAGCTTCTGGTGGAATTTGCCTTAATATTTCTTCAGGAATATTTTGTTGAGGCTGCTGTTGTGGCGGTTGCTGTTGCTGTTGCTGCGGTTGCTGCTGTTGCTGCTGTTGCGGTGGAGGCGGAGGCGGAGCACTCTTTTCAGGTGAAGGTTGATTACCATCATTTAACTCATTAATAATTGAATCAACTATATCTTCTTCTTCCTTACTTAATTCAGAATTTAAGTTTTTAAGTTCAGTTTCTAAGCTCATTTATTTAATCTATATACATTATTTCTATAATTTTAACGTGATAAAATTATATGATCATTATTAAAAGAATCCCATAATATTTGTACAATCAATAAACCAAGTAAAATAGATAATATATTATTAATATATTTATTCATTTATATTATTAGTTATATTTTTTTCATGTAATATGATTTTTCTTTCTTTCGAAGTAAAATATTTTAACATAATTCCCAATAATATTGTTATAAATAATAATTCATAATTTATACTTATCATTATATTATACTTATATATTTTAATAATTTAATGGTGTAAATATATCCGCTGTTGAGGGAAAGGGAACTTCTGGATATGGAAATTTTCTAGTTAAATCAATAAATTCATTATTAGTATATCCAGGTAGCTGATTTACCTTTTTGACTGTATTACCTAATTTTACTTGTTTTAAATTATATCCCCTTGGACATAAATTAGTATATAAATCTCTAACACCCATATTAGGGGAGTTAATTATTTGTGGATCAAATGATGGTGGGAGGGCAAAACCTTCTGTTTGATACATTAATAGGTAGAGGAAAATTCCTAATGCAATAATAACATATAATTTCATTATTTATATAATATAGTTATATATAAAAATAAATTACGAATATAATATAGAATATGGCTAATATAATCGGAAATGATATGGATTTAATAACAGATATGTTTGATGTTACTTATGATGATATAATTGAAGAAGATAAAGAAGATAGTTATTATATCGGGAAAGCTGAAAATATTTTAAAGCAAATGCCCAATAATGATAATTATTTTCATTTTTTAATTACAATGTTAAAAAGATATCATGATTTAGATACTGATAAAAAAGAAATTATTAATAATATGATTCTAATAAAAGATACAAAACCTAAGGTTAAACCAAAAGTAAAGGCAAAGGTAAACACTTCAAAAAAAAATAAAAAACCAATATTAAATACTTATGATGATTATTAATTTGAATATATTTAAGTAATACAGTTAATATATATATATATTTATGAATACTAAATTATCTAGGAATGGTTATACAATTATAAAAAAAGAATTTAGTACAAAAATAATTAAAGAAATTAAAGATGAATTAACAGCAAAGCCATTTACAGTTAATGATTTTGGTAATGGAAATGAAAAAAAGTTTAATTTATATTTAGAATCTCCTAAAAAATTATATTTACCTAGATTTTATGGATTAAAAAAATTTGGACCACCAACTGTAAATAAATTAATAGATGGTGAAAAGATAAGTGTTAAATTTAAAGGCGGTTTAAGAAAAGAACAAGAACCCATATATGGTATTACTATGAAGCAACTTCAAGAAAAAGGTGGTGGGATTGTATCTTTAAAATGTGGTGGAGGTAAAACAGTATTATCCTTATATATAGCCATGAAATTAGGATATAAAGTAATTGTGTTACTTCATAAAGATTTCTTAATGACACAATGGTATGATAGAATACAAGAATTTATTCCAGAAGCTAAAATAGGTAAAATTCAACAAAATACTATAGATACAGAGGGAAAAGATATTGTATTGGCAATGGTCCAGAGTATATCAATGAAAGAATATTCTGAAGATGTATTCGAACAATTTGGAACAGCTATTTTTGATGAATGTCATCATCTTGGTGCTGAAGTATTTAGTAGATGTATGACAAAAGTAGCTTGTAATTATATGTTAGGGTTAAGTGCAACTCCAAATAGAAAAGATGGATTAAGGTGGGTTTTTGAAGCATATATAGGTGATATATCTTATATATCAAAAGATGTAAATGAAGACTATGTTGAAGTTCAAATAATAAATTATAATAATGATGACAAGAAATACTCTGGAGAAGAATTAACTTATCAAAAAAAACCATGTTTTCCTAAGATGATTAATAATATATGTGACTTTGATCCTAGGACTAAATTAATTATCGATAAATTAAAGATATTATATAATGAAGGGAGGTGTATCTTATTACTAAGTGATAGACGCAATCATTTGGAAACTATTTATGAATTACTTAAATTAGAAGATATTGATAGTGGTTTTTATGTAGGTAGTATGAAACCCCAAGAATTAAGGGATTCGCAAGAAAAGAATATTATACTTGGAACATTTTCAATGGCTTCAGAAGGAATGGATATACCTAAATTAAATACAATTATTTTAGGTTCTCCAAAATCAGATGTTGTGCAATCAGTTGGTAGAATATTGCGTCAAAAGAAAGAAAAAAGGAAATTTCATCCATTAATTATAGATATTAATGATAATTTCTCTATATTTATAAATCAATCTAAAAAAAGACTTGCATTTTATAGTAAGAATAATTATGATATAACATATTATGAAGAAGATGGTTCCAAACATAAATATATTAAAAAAACTAGAAATAAAGGTAAAAAGAAGACACAAAGTCTAAATTTAGATGAATGTCTTATTTAATTTTGTCCAACTGAATTAAATTTCCTTTTAGGCATAACTTTATAATGATTATCTTCATTGTCAGCCAGAGTAGGTCTTCCCATAATACCTGTAATATTATGACAAGTTAATTTATTATCTTCTTTTACACTTGTATCAAATGATACAAATTCACCTGGATATAATATCTTAAAATTTGTAGATATAATTGAACTATAATGAAAGAAAACATCCCGGTCTTCTCCATCATTAATGCAAGTAATAAATCCAAATCCCTTCTTTTTATTAAACCATTTTACAAATCCCATATATTTTCCATATGTGTTAACATTGCTAGCGTTATTTAAATCCATTTTTTCTAATCCCATGGTTTCTTCGGTCATTTTATTCATTTTAATTAATTTATCTTTATATATATTTTATGATAGATATACTAACTAAGTTATCTATAATATTTTTAATTATTATATTTATTAAAAGTATTATTTATGTTCATAAATTTAATGAAAATGCAAATTTAATAGAAATAAATGATATAGAAAAAATAACAAAAAATAAAAAAATATTAGATCCATTATTATTAAATTATGGTAATATAGAAGATATTGATTTTCCGAACTTTGTTAAAAAAAATATGAACTCACATTATAAACAATATGATACAATAATTAGATTATTAGATTTTTATTTAAATAAAGATGTATATATTTATAAAAATTCAGAATTATTAGAGGATTTAAAACTTAATCATAAAATTGAAGAAATACACAATATATTTAAATTATAT